CACCACACACAAAGGTGGGCGATGTCGTTGTTAAACACTTTTGTGGCTGGACCCGACAACCAAGGGACCGGTGGCTTAAAAAGCCTGGATATGCTATTTCCTAAGATGATTAAACATAAGCAATTGAGAGAATTCCCAGTATACAAAGACATTACGATTGAGGTGGATAGTTTGGATGAAACGGAGGATCTGTTGGGTGCGGTGGAGCTCAAGGATGAGCCCTGGCGTGATCCGCAGAATGAGAGGTTGATTGGCAGCTGTGTGAACCTTAATTACGGGGTGCTGGTTTTGCATGCAGAACATTCGAGGCCGGTAGATAGTTCACACAAGGAGGTGAAGTTGGTGCCGTGTGTGGGCCCAACATTCGCATACAAAAAGGCTGCTGCATGGAAGGCGCAGCACATAGTTTTGCAGCCGGCAGTGGCAGGGATGGCGGAGAGTATCATGGACAGGAACTTGAGCAACATGGCGACGGCTATCAATCACATGTTGCCGAACGCGTCCAAAGAGAAGTCAATAGCGTTTGCCGCAAAGGACCGGGCTCTAATTCAGACGTTGTTGGCTTCGGAATACGAGGTGACTAGGTTCGCTTGGAGGTTCGCCATTGTGTGGGCCGCGAAAAGTTTTGTTGAATGCCATCGTGAACGCCTCAATACTTACGCAGATTTTTCTCTGCAACATCGGAAAGTAGTCAACAATGCAGCAGATTATATTAACGCCCTGGGTGAAAAGGCGAATTGGCTGGCTTACATGGGGACAGTTATGTTGCCTGTGTCTGCTTCACAGACTTATGCAGTGCTATCAGTCGTGGCATCTCACGACCCAATGTTGGAAGCCGGAAGTAAGGAGTTGAAGCTGCCGTCAGTGTGCGACTCATGGCCAGCGGTGGATGGTGCATCCCTGCTCTACATCACGGCTTCGAATCCAAATGACAGCGGGTTTTCACTCGTCTCAGCAGCTGAAGTGTGGGAAATCGCGTCGCACTGGGCACAACAGCATGGAGTTACAGCCATACTGCGAGAATGTGCGCACAATGTGGTGTCAATGATGCATTCAAGGGATAAGGCAGTGGCGCCAGTATTTTGTTCGGAGACATTGCTGGTCGGGTTGCCTACATGCAAAGCGGAGGCGTGTGTTCTATTGCCTTTGCAGCTGCAATTGGCAGAGTACGGTGGTACAGAGGACGTACTGCCAGAACCTGATTTCCTGGACACGGTCTACCGCTCAGCCATATTGACTATAGCAATGGAATGCGGTGTGAGGCAGACGCTGCGTGAGATGGGAGCTAGCAAGAATGCCATGATGTTGTCGAAGTCGATGAAACACATGCACAAGCGAGTTATGTATCAAGCATGTGGAGTTACGCCAGTCCTGGTTGGAGCACAGCATTGCATGAACCAAATGGGGCTTAGTAGTAAAATAGGGCGTGCCTGGGCCAATACCTGTATGCCTGCAAATGATGTGAAAGCAAAATGGCCAGCCTGGATGGTTTCAAAGATAGACTGGGAAACCATACTGCCATTGCTCACGTGCATGCCAGAAAATATGAATTCCAAGGCAATGCTCAAACCTATGACTCCTGTTGACCCGCTTGCGTTGCTGACTGGGGTATGGTACGGTATAGAAGTTAAGATAAAGGATCGGTCATGGCATGAAGCCGTTGTCAGCTTGGTATCGTTCAAAGACGTAGACTTTGCTCTGCGGGTTTGGCAATCCGACGGTTCTGCCCTATATTTCAAATCTGATGTCCTGGATCACAAGCGTGACCGATGTATGCAGTGGATGAATTACGGTAGTGGAGTTATTGAAGGACGTAGAGCTGAGTTGGTTTTCAAAGTTAACAACGGCGCTACGTTGCTCGATATGGTTCGCACTAAGAACCTGTTGTTGGGGACAAAACTTTACTTCGAAATAGAAACGGATGCACAAGTAGACCCGGTGGCGGCAGCGTATGGCGGTGGGTTTGCAGGTGGTGATGCACCAGCGTCGTCAGGCGTAACGGCGCCACTTTGGCAACCGCAGCAGAGTGGCGACTCGAAACCGCCGTCTTACCAGCCAACTCCTCACGTGGGCGCCATGCCTGTGAGGCAAGGGGTCGAGCCAGGCGATGCTGGTCAGGAGTCGGACAACGACAACGCAGTGCACTATTTGTCGGACATGCAGGAAGATGGAGGGGATGAAGAAGTGATGAAGCAACTTGCTGACATCGCCGGTATCGATATCGCGGAGGAGGTCGAGGCACAAGGCAAAGATAAACAGGCAGATCGGGACACGTTGTTGATTATACAGGAAAAAATAAGCCCGATGCCCGGGGATGAACTGACTCACGCACAATCGAAGAAGTGGTGGAAGGAGGTCACAATATCCAAATCTAATGAGCTGTCACCTGCTGAGCTTGCAGAAGCAATTCTGCGCGACAACATACTGCG